CATCTTTTTCTAAAATAACATCATCATATCTTTGTGATATAAAGTCTCCAACATATCTTGGAAATGATAATAATACTACCTTTCCTAAATCTGGAAAGCGAGAATCTACTGATCCACGAAATGCTTTATAAATATTTTCTGCTGTCTTTCCTTGTTCGTTACCAGTTCCAACTTCTGAAGCAAAGCCAGAAATTTCATCAAGCACTGCAAGTAAAAGGTTTAAACCTTCGTGTGATTCTCTTTCCGAATGTCCAGAATAAACTGTAATTGATTTATTAAATTCTATACTATCTGCTTTTGCGTAAAACTTTCCTACAAACCACGGAGATTTTTCAATCTTAGTTTTAAAACCTTTAAAGAAAACGTTCTTGGCTTGTTGTGCGTTAATAGCAACGTTAATTAAATCAATAGCATCACCTGATGGTTTACCAAAATATTTAGCAGGATCCTTTAAACAAAGCAACTTATAAACAATATAACAACAAGCAACAGTAGATGTAAAGTCTTTTCCACTACCTTTTCCTAACTGGAGAATAATTTCATTCTTAGTATATTTATTATAATACTCTGTACCTTCTTTTTCACCTAAAAGTTCTATCAGTTCTTCTTTTTTATAAATTTGACTCATAGCCTCAACTATGTCATATTGAATTTTTGATAACCCAGGTTGTCCTAAATAATCTTCATGTTCAATAAATGTTTTAGCATCTACTGGAATTTCTTCAAATGGATTATCTTTTAATACTTCTAAAAAATCATCAAACATCATGGACAACTGTAACCACTTCGCTTTCTTTGGCAATACTTGAAAGTCGTCTCATGATTTCATCACGAACTTGTGGATACTCAGAAGCAACATCTTTTAATATGTTCATAAGAACTTCTTGTTTTCTTTCTATCTGAACCATTTCTTCTGCCAATTCCTTGTTTTCTAAAAGACCTGCTTTTTGTAACATATCTATTCTTCTAGATTCAATATCTAATACAAGTTTAATACCCTGACTTTTAGCATTAAGGTTGGCTGTAGTAGTTGCATCTTCAATAACTTCATATGCTTTTGTTATTAATTTACTATAATGTGTATCAGCAGCAACTAAGGCTTCCTTTGCTCTAGCACGAATAGCATCATTAGCGGAAGCCATAACCTTCCACTCATTAATTAAACTAACTACTTGTTGTCTTGGTATTGCAAGTTGCTTAGATATCCTTGTAGGATCGCTTCCTTTTAAATATTCTTCAACAACTTTATTTACCTGATCTAAATGCTGAACTAGGTCTTGCTCAGTTGACATCAGTTTTTCCTTTATATATGTTATACAACATTTTAGCCCAAACATAGTGAAACGCTGTGCCGTAATGTCTGCCATCTCTGGCAATCATAGTATACTTATCGTCTTTGTGACTTTCTGTATAGTTAAATACTCCCTCTTCAATTTCTTGCATTTGTTCTATATCTGTAGTAACAATATAATTATCTAAATTACATAGTCTAAAGAATGCATCTGTTCCTCTAACATAGGAAAACAAATACAATTTTATATTGTTTGATTTGCAATATACTTCTAAAAACATTAGATATTGATACATATAGATATACAAAGTATGAACAAATACTGACAACGTAGTATCCTGCTTTACAATAGAGTGTCTATAGTTGTCATTTAGTGCATAGAATGTATCTCCTGGTCCCATAGGTTTATCAAATTCTGCCGTACTGTCTGAATTTAATGCATAGAACCTATTTAAATCTGGCAAATCTAAAAATATTTCATCTGGATTGCCATACTTATCTATATACTTAAAGGTACTTGCAACAATATCAAATATACTTTTTCCTGGAGTGCCAATGTTGTAATAACCAGAGACCTTTTCATTTTCCGATATCATCTTATATAATAAATAAGACCAAGTCTCATTTGTATATAGTCCTTGTCCATAAGTTACTGAACAACCATTAAAAAGAATATGCTTTCCTTCATGATCTTTTTTAAATTCATCTGCTCTAAAACCCTGTCTGTTAGGAACAAAATCATCTTCTGGAAAATCAACCCATAGTTGACTATCATCTAATTTTTTAGAATCTCTGTACAATCCTTCAATTAAATTATTCCATCCAGTCAACTGTCTTGAAAATGGAAGTTCTACCTTTTCGTTTTGTAGCAAAGTTTTATAACTTTGTTTAGCAGTTTTTGTAAACTCACTATTGAGGGTTTCATATAAATTAACCCCATCTTGTTTTGGTAAAGGTTGATAATTTCTATTTTTTTCATTATAATTAAATAGATTATCGTACATTTCTTCTTCTGTTCTTATTTCATTAGGGTCAAACTGATCTTTCATTTTATAACTCCTCCTTGTTGTAAACCTTTGAAACCTTTAATAAAATTAAATATCCAATCAAGTCATCCAAATCATTGTCTCCATAAAATTCAGACCCTCTGGATATTCTTGACAACTTGTCATCAATTCTTATTTTTATTTGTTCATCTGAACTTCCTTTAGAAAATATTCTAATAGGATCAAGTGCGGAATCGCCATATGATTTATTTTTTTCAATAAGCATAGTCTTTATATTATCGCAAATATTAGCAATGGTGTGCTGAGTTGTTGTAGTCATCTTTTTGATTTCCTCAATCCAAATTTAGCCAAATACACGTATACTGTCTCGACACTACAGCCACATTCTTTAGCAATTTCTTCTGGTGACTTTCTATCCATAAGATATCTCTTACGCATAAAAACTTCACTAGTATACATTTTACCAGAAGCCATGTTAAACCTCGACTCTCATGGCTTTTTGCCAGTTATTTATAGCCCAATGGCCTATAGCACAAGCATCAGCAACATCGTTATCATTTATATTTTTATCATATATTGTATTAACAAACCTTATAGTTCTTTCTTTTCTTAAGTTTCTTTCATATGTTTTATACCAAGACTCTGATTTGCCAGGGTTTTTATTTACAATTAATACTCTTTCTTCTTTTGATATCTTCTTATTACCTATAAAGTTTTGCCATGTAATTGGTGAGACTGATCCAACTGTTGATACCCCGCAAATCTTCAAGGCACCAATGATAGCACCCTGTACAAGGGCCAGGTCAGCAGCAGTTTTTGGACTATTCATAAATACTGTATGCTCTATAACTACAGCATCTATATCATATAAATCAAACAAGGCCTGAGTTTTTATACAAGCGTCTCCAACCTTTTCATAATTTGTGTTTCCAGTAAAATTAATTTTTCCAAAAAATCCAAGTTGTTTATTATTATAAACAGAAAAAGCCAAACTATTTGTACTTGCATCTATTGCACAAATATTATTAGGCATCATTTCAATGCCCCACTTATTCTTTGTCATTAATAATAATCCTCATTTTTTTTAAAGCCTTAACAACTTCTACTGGATTAATTAAACAAAACGTACAAATTGGTTCATCATTATATATTGATAAATCATTGCCACAGTTTTTGCACTTTCTAGTTTTACCAATTCTTTTTTGTCTGCGTGATATGACATATCTTTCAGCAATCTTTTCTTTAGTTGCAGCATCCCTGCATTCTTCAGAACAATAAATCTGATATGTTACTTTTGCTTTAAACTTATCTTCACACCACTTACAGTTCTTCACCGAGGTTCTCCAAGGAATCTATTTTAATAGTTCCCGCCTCTGCTTCAGAACATGCTTTTTGAATTGGACATCTTGCACAAATTTTTGAGTTAGATCTATAATTCCTTTTAGGAATAGTTTTATCTACCCATGCTTTGCGAACTGTTCTCATCCAATCAAATGCCTGGTTAACCCACCTGCGGTAATGATCGTTTAGTTCAATAGGAAGTGTAAGTAACTCATGATTATTTTTATTTTCATAAATTAATACACCCTTATCTTTTTTAAATACTTTCATATAAATAAGAACTTGTTTTAAATGATCCATTTTTGGTTTTCTATGAATTTTTCTATATTCAAAACCTTCACTTGGTACAGTTTTAATTTCACCAACAATGTCAGTTCCGTTATAATGCAACATAGCATCAGCAAATCCATTAATTGGAGGATCTTCAGATTTTACAGCCAACTCCATTGCTGGATGTATTTGTTGATTATACTTTCTTGGTTCTGGATCAAACTCTAAATCTTCAGCAAGGACTCCAGATTTCAATAAAGCATCTTGAATTCTACCGTGACTTAAATTACCACCTGTTCTATTTGCAACACCATAAGCATCTGCATTGTCTTCCCAAACAGTTCCCTCAAAAGCCAAGTACCAAAATCTTGGACACTCGCCATGATTCCATACAAGTGTTGATGGAGAAAAACTATATTTTTTTGCGTACTTAGGTTTTAATCCTACTGTATATCCCTTTTCAATTGATTCAATTAAACCTTTAGTAAAGTCTACATCACCATTGTGTATTTCTTTTTTAATCATAACTTGCTGTAGTAAATTTTTCATGTTTATCCTTTTAATATAGTATAGCAGACTATCGTGTGATGTACTTAAGTGCAGAAACTAAATCATTAATTGATTCTGCAGCAGTATAGTATATGTTCTTTCTTGCTCTATCATTTTTATCAACATTTGTCATCCAAGTTGCTTTAAAGGCCATCTTTGCCGCTATTGCCTGTAATCTAACAATTTCTATTGTGGCAACATTCATTGGAATATCTGGCTTAACTATTACCTTTGCAATAAAGGTTAATGCAGTTGTAAGTTCTTCATCATTCATATACTCTGCAATTTCTGCAAGACCGTTTATTTGTTCTAAAGTTGTTTTACTGTTTTCAGCCTGTAACACCGAATCCTCCATTATCTTGTGGTATTATTCCTAACTCTAAACCTTCTTCATGATATTGATCCCAACTAATTTGAAATCTAGGGTGTTGATTTAAATCATCAATATATTTTTTTCTTACTTCGGGATGATGCTCATTATCTAATGGATTTTCATCTCCTGTAAATCTATAGTTGTCTGGAGGACAATAATCAAAACTAACTATCTCAACATATTCTCCAGGCTTCCAATGTCTTTTTGGTCTCCAGTGAACTTGATTAACGGCACTAAACAACATAGCATCACCATTTCTAAGATCATAATGTTCACCATCAATTACTAATTGCCAATCGTCAACATTGCCACCAATTTGATAATTAAATGTAACCAAATTTTCATCAGCGTCTATATGAGGTGGTAGTGATGGTGCATACTTTCCATCTCCATATTGCATATCATATTTAATATAATTATAATGACATAACTTTATTTCTTCTTTATAAACTGGCTTTGCGTATGAGTCCATGATGTCTTCTATTTCTTTTGGACATTCAAATTCTATTAATTCCCTAGACATCACTGTAATTTTTTTAGGATAAAATCTATTCATGGCAGATATTATTTCATAGTCTGATTCAATTATGTCATCAACTACTATGTTTCTATTTGCTTCAATAACATTTCTTAATGCCTTTGCTTGATCCTCAGTAAAAGGTTTTTCAATATAAATTGGAAGTTTGGTATTATATTTATCAAAACTTGTTAAGAAATTATGCATTTTAGTCATCAATAAGAACCTTCCGTTGGATTTGAAGTTACCCCAGGTGTTTGTTCCCAAATGGCATACTGATAATCTCTTCTACTCAAAATTTCTTCTTTTTCTTGTTCAGATTTAAAGTTGTGAAACTTAGGAACAAAATGTAAAAATAAAGCCTCTAAAAATTCTTCATCTTTAAATTCTTTTTTAGGTCTCCAGTGAACTTGGTGTGTTCCAGAAAATGTTAGTGCTTGATTATCTTTAAGTGTAAATGTTTCTTCAGACTTCCAGTTATCTACAACTATTTCCCAATCAACATTAGATTTTACTTGTACATCAATTGTAAATCTTTTACCTTCAAAAGCATTATCGATATGTGGAAACAACAACGGATTAAACCACAATTTTCTGCAATCAGATATTGTTTTTTGATATCTAGAAAAATTATATTCTGCAAGAACTAGGCCTTCTCCAATAATGTCCTCAGCAACTTTAGTAACACTGTCTATAATATCTTGTGGTAACTTAATGTGCCAACTTACATAACTTAGATGTTGTTGAAAAGATGTATGCTCAGTATTTTGTACTAAATCATATATTCTTCTTGTTTGATCTTCTGTAAAAAAATTATCTAATACTACATTGGGAGCATCTTTATATATCATTTTGTTTCCTTTGTTTTTATTGGAACTGGCTGTCTTTCTATACCAGTCTTCTCTCTAATTCTATGTGACCAATATTCTAAAATTAACTTTTGATCTTTGCTCCATGGCCTATGCTCAGCGTATCTAAAATGAGCAAATAGCATATCAACTCTATCATTATCTAATAATTTTTTATTTTCTCTCCAATGTATTTGTTGAGTGCCAGCAAAAACTAAACCATCGTTATTTTCTAAATTAAAAGATTCTCCCTCTACAACTACTGCCCATGGTGTAGTAGAGTTTAACTGTATGTCAAGTGTTATTCTTTGTCCATCTTTTTCATGAGTATCAAAATGTGGAAAAAGTTTTGGCTCATAACCATATTCGTTAGAGTATCTTGCAAATGATAATTCTGTTAAAAACATCTGTTCATTTAAAAGATTGCTCATCCACATATTTAAATATTTTTCTAATTCTGTGTTCTGAAATGTCCAGGCTCTGTGTCCTACAAAGTCTTGAGTAATGTAATTATCTTTTACTTTTTCTACTTCGTTATATATAAGTTTATTTTGTTCTTCAGTTATAATATTTTTATAAATGAATACTTCAAAATCTCTATTTGGAACAATTCCTTTTTCTAACTCTTCATTATAAATTGCTGGATCAAATCCCATTATTATTGTCCTTCCTTGAACACTTTATCCACAACTGCTGTCCACCCCTCTTTACCGCCCCAATTATTTAATGATTGTTCTGATAAAGGTATAGGATCTAAAGCAATTCCTGAATCTTTTTGATATTTTGACTCCCAATAACGCATAATATTTTCTTGATTTGGACTTAACAATCTATTATTTTCATATCTAAAATGTGCAAATATCGCAGCACAGTAATCTAATTTTTTAAAGTTATATTTATCTCTCCAGTGAATTTGTTGAGTACCAGAAAAAACTATGCCTTCATTTTGATTGGTTTTGTACTTTTTATTTTCAACAACTAGATCCCAATCTATATTTGAATCAATCTGAACTGACATAGTCACTCTCTGTCCATCTTGAACATGGTTATCATAATGTGGATAAAGTTTAGGTTCATATCCAAATTCTGGTGCGTATATACATAACTCTATATCAACTAGTATTACTTTTTCTCCAAGATTTTTACTAAGAACATCCTCTAGTCTTTGAGTTATTTCTGGATAACGAACTACCCATTTTCTTTGACCAGCATATCCTACGGTTATGTAATAATGCTCAAATCTTTTATAGTGATGTTTTAATGTATTGATATGATCTTCTAATAAAACATCTTTAATAGAAAAGACCTTAAAGTCTTTATTGTCTACAAAACCATTTTCTAGTTCTTCACTATAAACTGATGGATCAAACATTATTGACAACCTTATTCTCTGTTCGTTGGTGCTTTAAAGAAAAAGAATAACATATTTACATAATCATCTTTTTCAAAGTTTTTTTGCGGTCTACCGTGATATTGTTTAAATGGTCTAAGAAGCACTGCCTGATTATCTATTAATTCATAGTTTGTTCCATCTATTGTAATCGGCCATGTTATATTAGATGCCAATTGATAATCAATTAGAGTTGTATCAAGTTTTGAATCAAAGTGAGCGTTAAGTTTAGGATTACCTGTATTAGAAGAATACTCTGCATATACAGTACTAATATATTCACAATCACCATATTGTTCTCTAATTATTGTTTTTAACTTTTCAATAATATATTCTGGTGTTGGAAGTATCTCAGCCATGAGTCTTCCATTATCTCTGTCTATCATGACTACATCATCTTGATTTATCAAGGAACCATTTTCATCTACTAAAATTGAAACATGTGGTCTTGTTTCCATTTCATGTTGAACCATGGCAGCAAGATCTTCACGTTCTTTTCTTGTAAACAAATCATTAAATACTATATTTTCCATACTACTATTATACCCCATCCGTTAATTGTTCTAATATATCCATCTCAATAATTGCTAACCTTGTTTTATTATTACCTTCTCCCAAAACTACAACTATTGCTGGATCCATGTTTTTCTTAATGGCATCAGTTACAGCCTTAGCCCAAACCTCTTTATTTAAAGTAAAAGACTTTGAAACTTCTTTAAAATCAATTACAAAATTATTCCAAGAAGCATCACCTTTTGTAGTGTTTCTTCCAGAGTTCTTGTGCTGTTTAGCACCTATTCTTTTACTTTCGCTCTTCTCGCTCATAGTCCTTCTTTGTTTTATGTATTAGCGTTACCTTGCTTAAATGTTTTTCTTTACACATCCAGGTTAACTCTTTAGTCTCTGGATAAGACCTTAAGGTTAACACTATAGCCTTACATTTATGGCAAACAAACTTGCCATTGTAAACAGTATAGTTAGACACTAAGTTTATTCTTAATCATATCTTGAAGATCAAGATCCTCTCTTACTCTGTCTATAAATGCTTCCCTACCCTGAATTTTTGTACCATCATCTAGTTGATACCAAGCCCCTGTTCTATTTATGATTCCTGCATTTTCTGCAGTATCAACAAGGTCACCTATAGCATCTACACCAAGACTATCCCCTCTAAAATAAAAGTCATACTCTCCAGATTGAAAGCCTGGTGATGTTTTTGAAAATTGTAGTTCCCACCTAATTTTTCTACCAATTTTTTCTTCTATTAACTTGTCACCAATTTTAATTTTACCTTTAAGTGCTTGGTTGTCTGATTCAGAAGAGAAAAGTTTAATAACACAGGAAGAATAAAACTTTGTAGCCTGTCCACCTGATGGTTGTTGACTAGTATACATTGCATTAATATTATTTCTTGATTGAGAAATTAGTACTAACAATGTTGGCTTTACCTTGTTGTTTGCATAATTTAACATTTTCCAAGCATTACTAAAGTCACGAGACTCAGCACCAATTTGTTTTGTATTTTCTAACGCCTTCATTTCATCAGTATCTTTTTCAAAATAAATAGCAGGAAGCATAGATGTTATTGAGTCAACAACAATTAAATCAACTCCAGCATTCATTAATCCAACACCAACGTCAACCATATCGCTGATAGTTCTTGCTTGTGAGTAAATAAGTTTTTCTGGATCTACGCCAAGTGACTTAGCCCAATCTTCAGAGTATGACATTTCGGAATCAATCCAAGCACAAACCTTACCTTCTTTTTGTGCAAGAGCAATCATTTGTAAACACATAGATGATTTTGCAGAAGATTTACTTCCCCAAATTAAAACTTGTCTGCCATATGGAAGACCACCACCCAATGCACGATTCAAACCAAAACTTGGTGTAGGCTGATATTCAAAATTAATTCCAACTCCATTACCAAGTCTTTTGCGTAACTTAGGATCTAACTGTGACAATACTTCTTCTACGCTAACCATTGATATCCTCCAAAATTACGGTTCCGTCTTTTGTCTTACCTAAAGTAAATTTATATGCATGCCCTTCTTCTAACTTCATATATGCTTGTGCAAATGATGTTGGAAATACCATGACTGAATGTAAATCTCTTGATGTATCTGCTAATGTTAGTGATGCCATTTTTTTACCTGCTTTTGTTATTCTAGGTTTAAATGATACCACATACATCTCTTCTTCTGTAAAAGGTAGTTGTTTATAATTTAAAAACTTAACCAAAGCATTTGTAGAACCTTTAATTTGATCTACTGGGACTGCAGATAAAATCCTATTATCATTAACAAGTATTAAATATGTTTGTCCAGTTTCTATGGTAGTCTGCTCTTCATCAAATATTCCAACGCTACCAGTTTTATCTAAAACTTCAACTCTGGACCAACCTTTACTTCTTTTAATATTCTTTACCATTCCCATAATTACAAATGATCCCTTTTCATCATAGTCTTCTATGTCTTTAATAAAAGCATGATAATGTGCTGGAACTGTAATATTAAACTCTGGTAAATTTAAAATTTCATATAAGTTGTGACGAATATCTTCATCGTTTCTTGGATTATCTGGAAAAGTTGCGGCACCAATTAACTTTAATGCATTGAGTGCTCTACTGTTTACACCATTACCTTTAGTAAAAGTAAACTCTTCTAATTCTTTATATGAATTAAATGGTCTAGCATCAATATATTTTTTAGCAATATTGTCTGATATATATTTAATAGCAGATAGTCCAAATCTAATCCCCTTGCCCTCAATTTTAAAATCTATGTCTGAATCATTAATATGTGGAAGTTTAACAGGAATACCCATTCTTTTTGCTTCAATCAAATATTCAGTACGAGTATCTTTGTTGCTTTCATTTTTAAGTAAAGCAAACATAAACTCAAGTGGATAATAGTATTTTAACCACGCTGTCCAATACGAGAGCGTAGAATAAGCAACCGCATGAGACTTGTTGAACGAATATCCCGCATGTGCTTCAAAGTCATGCCATAGATCACGAGCAACGTTAGGAGCAACATACTTAGAAGCACCTTCAACAAACTTTTCTTTAAAAACATCAAACTCCCTTGCATCTTTCTTTTTACCAATAATTTTTCTAACTTTGTCTGCATCAGCCATTGTCATGCCGCCAAGATGTACGCAAGCCTGCATAACTTGTTCTTGATACAGAATACATCCATAAGTATCGGATGTAAATTCTTTCATTACTTGATGAACATATGAAACATTTTGTTTACCATGTTTGCGAGCCAAATAATCTTTACCAATAGTATTCATAGCACCTGGTCTAACTAATGCGTTAGATGCTGCAAGTTCGTTTAAATTCTTAACGCCCATCTTAACTAATAGATTGGTGTATGGTGTTGCTTCACATTGAAAAACACCTTTTGTATAGCCATCAGAAAGCATTTCATATACCTTAGAATCTTCCATATTAATTTTTAATGGATCTATATCTACATAATGATTTTGTTTAATCATACCTATAGCATCTTTAATAACGCTTAATGTTTTTAAACCAAGTGCATCTATTTTAATTAAACCAATTCTCTCTGCTTCTTCCATGTCAATGCCAACAACTGGAATTCTTTCATCACTTCCTGGTGAAGATCTTGTTTCTAATGGTGCATATCTAAATATTGGATTTTTACTTGTTACAACACCTGCAGCATGAATACCAGTACCACGAATACGTCCACGTAACTGTTCTCCGTAAATCTCAACCTCTGGATATTTTTCTCTAAACCATTCTGTTGTTTTTGAAGTACAATATTCATCCCACGTATCTACTAACTTTAAAACCTTGTTTACATCTGATAGAGGAATGTTTAATACTCTTGCAACATCTCTAACAACACCCTTATCTTTAAACTGTAAAAATGTAGCAATAGATGCAACATGTCTATACTGTCTAACTAGATAATCTTTTACTTCGTCACGACGTGAATCTTGAATATCTGTATCAATATCTGGAAAGTCATTACGTTCTGGATTAATAAACCTAAAGAAGAGTAATCCATGTTTAATTGGATCAATGTCTGTAATATTTAAAGCATAACATAAGAGTGAGCCAGCAGAAGATCCTCTACCTGGGCCTACCATGATACCTTCTTTTTTAGCCCAGTTAATCATACTTTGCACAACCAAAAAGTATGGACCAAACTTCTTATCTTTAATTACCTTCAACTCTTCATTAAGTCGTTCCACATATACAGCATCGTCTGACAAACCCTTATCTCTCAAACCCTGCATTGCAATTTCTTTTAATTCTTTATCTGGGTTTCTATATTGAACTGGTAATAGGTCTAAACCATCTTGTAGGTCATAGTCTTCTACCTTATTGGCAATCTCTATAGTGTTGGAATATATATCTTCTCTAAATATACCCTGCTTTTCCATAGCAGACTTAATCTCTTCATAACTTAATAAATGTATGTCAAACTTATTAAATGTTATTTGTCTATCCTTGCCATATAGATAATCTAAACGCTCCATCATATCTTTATGTTTTTTAGATTTTTCGTATGTATGATCTTTCTCTATCTTGGCATGAGTATTTAGCAATAATTTAAATTCTTGTACTTCCCTTTGTTCTTTACAACTATGATGACAGTCTGGAGTAACTACTACCTTTACACCAAACTCATCAGCAAGTTCAATGAGTTGTTTATTTATTTCAGCAGGATTATGTGGCATTACCTCAATATAATAATCATCTTTAAATGTATCTTTAAACCACTCTATATATTTTTTTGCTACAGCAAAGGCATTTTCTTCTAAGGCTTTAACAAGCACACTGCTTGGACAAGCAGATGTTACTATAATACCTTCTGAATATTGCTTTAATGTTTCAAAATCAAATCTTGGCTTTTTAAAATATCCCTCAGTCCAAGCGATTTCATTAATCTTATTTAAATTTTCTAAACCAACTTTATTTTTAGCGAGAAGGACTATATGGTTATAGACTAAATCAAGTTGACCGTCTCTCTCAGACTTGTCTCTTGTATCAAATCTATCTTGACACATATAGCCTTCTACGCCAAGAATAGGCTTAACGTTCTTTGCTTTTGCACCTCGATACAGTTCTCTATGCCCAGATAAGGTTCCGTGATCTGTAATTGCAATTGCTTGCATACCCAAATCAACTGCACGGTCTATATATTCTTCTGGAGTAGCAACACCATCAAATAATGAATAGTGTGTGTGAACGTGTAAGCCTACATAACTCATCTATTACCAGTCAGTGTTTGTTGACGAAGTAGTAGATGGAGAATCAAACCCCAAATAGAAAGCCTCTTGTTCTGCATAAGGAACTTTCTTAAGAGCCATTTCTAGTGGGTATGGTTCAATACCTTCCCAATTAAATGGTTCTTTGTCTGGAGCAGATGGAATTAATGTGTAACTAGTTTCAGTTCCCTGACCGTTACGTTTTAATTTCCATGTAAGATTTGAAATGCTTCCTGTTTCTAAAGCATATTCACGAATTGTGTTAAAGGATGATTGCTTGCTTAATCCCATTGACCAAATTGCAACATATGGTGCTTCAATGCCATCGTCTACAACAACGTTGCAGTAAAAACGAAGACGGCCTCTCCAGCCAGCCTTTGGATCCTTACGATGCATTTCTTCAGCCCAATCACGACCTTCTGTTTCCATTGTATCTACAGCACGACGCTTGTAGTCTTTTGGATTTACGTGTTCTTTAACAACTAGTGCTAGTCCACGTTTTTCATTATAGTTAGCAGAATCTTCATCAAGTTCTTCAATGAATCTGATTTTTGCTGATTGACCATCTGCAAGTTTTAACCACTTAACTTTTGGTCCTGTACTTTCATATTTTGGTTTGTCGAGCAGGGCGTTGATATTTTTTAATCCCTTTACTACGCTCATTCGTTCTCCTTTGTTTGTTCTATTCTATTTTAGCATAGCGATTATAGAGTTGTCAAATCTAAATTCAAGTTTCTTTATAGATTCGTCATCCATGTCGCCAATATCCTTGTACTGCTTTTCTAACTTTATTACACCAACACGAGAGCCAAGTTTTTCCATGAGCCTGTCTTTCATATTGCTTCCTGCTTCATCATTGTCTGCAATAACAATAATATCATTAAAATATTTTTTAAGCAACTCTACCTGTTGACTAGATATTGTTGCTCCAAGTGTTGCAACTGCTGCAAAACCAACTTGATCTAATCGTATAGCATCAAATGAAGATTCTACAATATAAACTTTACTTGCAGTCTTTACTCGATTAAGATTAAATAATGTTTTAGATTTTGGCATACCTGGCGTATTTTTAAACTCTTTACCTTCAACAGATCTACCAACAAATCCTATCAGCATACCGTCTGGTGAGTGTACAGGTATAGTTACCATGTCTTGTTTTTCAGAATAGCCAAGATTAAACTTTAGCATAGACTCTTTAGTTATTTTTCTTTTAGAATAATAATCAATTGCTCTTTGTGACTCCATAGCCTGATTATTTAATCTTTTAATTGTCAATTCATCAAATTGAACAAAGTCTGGTTTAACAAATAATTTCTTATTAATTTGTTTTTCAATATCCACATTTTGTTCTTTATCCTTAATAAATCTCACAGATTCAAAATATGTTCTACCTGTAGAATGCATAACAAATTCAATTAAGTCAGATATTTTGTTACAAGAAAAACAAAAGAACATGCCAGTATTCATATTTACTTCACCTGCTGGAGTTCTGTGATTATTATGAAATGGACAAAATACAATAAATTCAGAGCCTACTTCTGACTCAATATTTAAACCTGATCCCTCAATGACTCTTTCGATTTGCTCTTTTGTGTATATATTGGTGTTGCCTGACTTATTCCGTCTATCCATTCACTCTTTCTCTTTCCTACATATATTCCGTATATTGTTAGTTCAAATTCAAAACTTTTGGCTTTTAGATTATAGTCTATCGTAAAGTCAGGTTCTATGTCAAATTTTGGCACGTAACCAGATAGCCTCATCTCTGATACTAGTAGTTTTACATATTCAGACTTAAGCCTTTCAATGGCTGCATCATCGTGTATGGTTCCACTAAGGTTGAAATGCTTAATAGGCTTATGATGATAATTGTCCACATAATATTATAACTGCTTATCTTCATAATCTTTATATCTATAGTATCCCTTATCAAAGTCTACCTGAACTAAGAACTCACCCATAAATCCATTTCTGTTCTTTCTAAAAGCACACTCAATAATGTCGCTATTAGATGCACGACCTAGAGCCATAACCCAATCAGCATCATACGCAATTTGTCTAGACCATGCAGTTTGACCCAATGTAGGAACACTGCTTAAATCATTTACATCATCTGGAGTTGCAGAAGATATTGCAATAATAGGGATCTCCTCACCAATAGCCATGAGTTTCAATTCTCTTGAAAGGTTTTTCATTCGTACCGTTTCGTTATCAGACCTTTGGTTTGGACTCATTAATTGTAAATAATCTACAATAACAAAGTCTGGTTTATATTGATCTATTTTGCCACGTAATACTGATGGATTGATTTCTCCACCACTATCGTTTGAAATAATATGAAACTCTGGTTTTCCTGAAATCTTATTTGCATGCCATTTATTAAACATATCAAGTTCAATCTCGCCCTTACTTAATTTTCTATGTGACCAAAGTCCTTCGCCCATTATTGTGTAAACACGATTTCTAACTTCTGCCTCACCCATTTCCAGAGATATGATCAATGGAGATTTGCCTTGTTTCCAGGCCTGTACGGCAAAATACAGGGCTAACCAAGACTTACCTATACCTGGGTATGCAAGAAAAACCCCTAGTTGTCCTGGCATAATTCCTGACGGTAAATAGTTATCAAAACCTGGAAGTCCAGTGGTAATTCCTACTAAACCAAGTTCTTGTTGTTTTTTAAGATTTTCAAAATATGCAATTGCTGATTGTAAGTCTGTAACATCAATATCACGTATTGCAGATGTATTCTTTTTTAATTCTGAGGTTTTTGTAATAAGATTATTTAATGCTTCAGCACCCTTATTATCTGAAACATCAGAAGCAGCAGATCTTAATATATCTTTAAGACTATCGTTTAAATATTCTATTTGTAATTCTTCTAAATGATGTTTGGTTGATCCTACATTTTCTGCTGGTTTAAAATCTCTAAATTTTTCTACAACAAGTGATACTGGAGGAACTGTAGAATTTTGTTCAAAATATATTCTAATAAAATTCCAAATGTCATTATGAGTTTTTAACAGATTATCAATATTGTTTTGAAGCAATACATGTAATTGTTTATCTTGTAGTACTGCAGAAATTACTTTTGCTTCAACATTATTCACTTAACCACTCCTTTGCTTTACGTCGTCTTTCTAGTCTTTCAAAATCATCTTTTTCTTTTTCTATTTTAGCATTCCAAATTTTTTCAGCATTATATGCAAAATAGTTCCAACTAGGATTTTGTGCTACTTTAAAATAATACTCAAGTAGATCATAGCAAGTTCCCAAACCATATGATTCTATAAGGGCATCAGCAGACCATTGCTCTGCCCATTTATTAATTGATGGCTGTTGCCCATATCTAATCTTGTGGTGTTTAGCGTATGTTCCTAGCAAAGCCATGCGGTCTTTGCGTTCAGCCACTACTCGATTATTTCTGCTTTTGCTTCATTAATTTTTTCAGTAAGTTTACTTTCAACAAAACCATAAACTCTTTCAAATGCTTCGCTTGTAGTTTCTCCGTCTTTCTTAGAATCTACGACACCAAGATCTAATCTTAGTGATTGAAAGTTGCCTAGATTTAATGTATAACCAAGAGTAATAGAAACCTTGGTGCTATCGTTTTCTTGCATACCCACTCCTTATTGCTAGTTAATCGATTCGTTCCAAATTGGAATAAATCTACCATCTTCTGTCTTCGTATACTTAAGTATACCATCACCCATTCTTCTAGTCAATTCCTGTGTACTAGGAGTAATGTCGTTTGTAATAAGATTATCTTTCCTTGGTCTACCTATATGGTACGAAGCAAGTATATCACGTATATCTTTTACTTGTGATTCAGAATAATATGATCTTACCTGCCATCCTCTTGCCCCGCCTTTTTGTGATCCAGTAGGGAATGGTATAATACCTCTTCTCATTAAAGATGGCATATATTTTTTATGTCTATTTACAAGTTCTGCTGTTTGTCTAACAGTATATGCACGCTCTCTTTTATTTTTAAAATCAGAAATTAAACAACTTTCAATTCTATCTTTATTAATATTATATACAGACATTATTCCATTAGATTTATTAAAATGATGTATTCTTACTAAATCACCATTAAGGAACCAAACTTTTTTATTACCAGGTATTACAGGGGCGAGATTGTATGCTTCGCTCTCAAGATTTCCTTTTCTAACAGCCATGATCCTCCTATAACGCTCTGTGGTGGGTTCATAAATTCTCTTACCCCACACGACATACAATATAACTCTAAGTGAAGACGTGAACTATAAAGTCTGTCAACAAACATTCTTCCTTTACATTTTTTGCATTTTAACATTAATTAGGTATTCCAAGTGCAATGATATTTATACCAATAGAAACATTGCCACTTGTTTTAAACTTTACAACTCCATCCACTTTTGACACTGTGACATTTTTTAAAACTACAGATACGTCATATCCAGCGGATGTTCCATCAATATTGATTGGTGTAGCAGTAACAATTGGGGCATATTTAAATCCAGAATAACTTAAAGAAAATGGAAGTTCGTTTCCAGCATTTACCGTACTGTTATTTGCAACCTCTACATACCCGCCAACCATTCTCATTTCAGATGATTTGACATCTTGTTTTCCAGAAGAGATAGTATCTATTGTTAAATATTTATTAAGTGAAGGTGAAACCTGATTAGAAAGTGTATTAAGGGTATCTGCTATTTGATATATATACGCAACATCAAGTGGTTGACCACGATTTGGGAGAGGTATTCTAGCCATAGTTATTCTATTATACCATTAAAGGTCTTGTTCATCACTAATCAGATATGTAGCAGCATCAAAAGCCTGCTTTACCTGCGTAACCTTTTGTATTCTAAATTTCATATGTGTTGGTCCTGTGGTTGGATATGTCATAGAATATTGAGCACCTTGTGAAGTTCCAACCCATGTCCAACTTCCCCAAGTTAATCCTGTTTTCCATTGAACATAAACATCAAAATTTTTTATTGAAGCCTGTTGCTCTTGTAATATTTTTTCTGTAGGAGTTGGATCTGTAATTAATAGTGCTGGCATCGTCCAAGTAATAGATGCCATATGGTTTGGTTTATCTATAGAAATATTGTGTGAAATATTTGTTGTTGATATATTATTAATATCAAAACCAACTTCATCAAAAGTACTGGTTGAACCTAATTTATATATTGGTGACCAGTGTGATGATCTATTTTTATCTTCAGAAACAACCCTATATCTTACTTGATAAGACAAACTATCATTATCTCCTATGTAGTTAGGAAGATCTTTTTTAAGAATTGTTATTTTTTTAATATTGCTATCAACCATTACTCAACATCCACACTAAATCTAAACTCTATGTAGTTGCTGGTATTAGGACTTTTAATGATAGGTAGGGAATCAACATTTCTTATTACTGAATATCCAGTTAAACCATATGCTGGATTTAAATTATTTTTGCTTTCTATTCTTAAAGCATCTATTGCTACATAATATGAATCATCTATAGTATCTGCTACTGATACACCAGTAAGAACTTGAGCATAAACCTTAACAGTGTCAACAGACTTCCAAGGAAAACCTTGTGTTATGTTTATATCTTTTAGTTCTTTGTTAACAACAAAATACCTGTTTACGTCAAAATCATAAGAAGAATTATCATTAACATGATCAACTCTTGCTTCCATTCTTGCATATGCACTAGGCACACTTGATGCTAAAAACTCTACTAAAATTCTGACTGCAATTTTGGAAGTATCAATATCTGGATCAGTTCCATCTTTATTTAATACACTAAAGGCTAATCTAAGTTCGTCAGATGTAGAGTATTTGGACAAATCCATAGATGTGCCAGATAGTTGAATAAAGTTTCCTGAACCAACAAGGGAGCCTGTTGATCCAGTGAGGGTTGAAGAATTTCCTCTCATAACAATCATATTATTTAAAAATCTTGATCTTTCATTTTTAAGGTATCTAGAATCATTTAAAAAAATAGGATTATCAGCATTGGTTTGAAAAATATCTAACTCTACTGATTGAGCATTTACGGTAAAAAAATCTTTGATTATGTTTGGAATTAAAGGATCATCTAATGGTTCCGAAACAAAGTTTAATGTTGTAGATCCATCAATCTTCCAGTTTTCAAATTGAGTAAACGATAGTAAAGATTTGCTATTTGAGGATCCTACTATAGGGTTAAAGCCTGCAGAGTAAATACCAACCTCTGTTATTTCATATCTTTCTTCTGTTGGTAATTCAGCAGTAAGAACAATTTTTGATATACCGTCTTCATTTACTATACCCTTTGAAGAAACTGGAACTCTTAGCATTTCAAAATCTAACTCAGTTTTAGATGAATAGTCTGGTAATCCTCCACTTACGTATGGCTCTAGAGGTCGTGCTCCACAACCAACTGCTATATAAGAACCATATGAGGGAATTTGTCCAAGCAAATATTTGGATATTATGCTTTTACCTTTATCAGTAATCATTAAAATCTCCTAAGTTATATTGTATCATAGTAACCAGTTCCTGAAATTAAAATATTTACCTCTACCTGCTCATCACTTTCTATATTTATTAATTCTATAACTAAGTTTTCAGTAGAAGGGTCTATATATATGTTTTCACCATTTGAGCCATTACCAACATCTGGCACCTTTTTGCTTAAATCAATTGTAAAGTTTTTAAAATATTCATAAGATGTTCCAGACACAGGGGCCATTGTGTATGAGTTATAGTTTTGTAAAATTTTATTATTATTTTGTATGTTTTCATGTAAAAGCGTAGATCCAAAAACAGTATCATTTCTATCAATATTAATGATTTCTTGACTACCAATTTCTTCAAATATAATGCTAGACATTATATCTATAGATACTTCTTGATCTCCAACAATGATGTATTGAGGATCTGCAACTTTAACCAATGAATTATTATTTTTAGGATCATAAACTATCTGTGGTGTATTTGGGGTTGCGTCACTCATCTGATACCTCATAACAGTATATCTTCATTGTTGGACCATTTGAAGATCTTGAATATGTAATATTATATACAACAAATCTTTTATCTTCTGCTGCTATAACATTTTCTCCATTTATATCTTTATAATATACACTTATTAAATCTCCCAATTGAATTATTGGTGTAGCAAATATATCTAAACTAATTGCATTTTTAGGATCTATTGTTTTATCAATAATCCAACCAAGCAACGACTCTGCCTCATCATGTGATTGTACATAAGGAACATCAATGGTAAACTCTTTTGTTCCATATTTTGATTTACTATTTTTTAATTTGTTATATTTATTTTTTAATTTAACGTTTGATTGTATTGTTGCATCATCTAAATATTGTGTTTTAATATTGTTTGAATTTTCTTTATAGTAATCTTCTACTGTTAATGTATTATTAGTTGACTGAGTAAAGGCAACACCTTGAATTCTTAAATAGTTTCCAGATGTTTCATCTAAAGATAAGGCTGTGTCTGTAGCATTAAAAATTAAAAATTCTGCCCCATATGCGTCTGGCACAAACCCTGAAACGGTGTATCCTTTAATTTGATTAAATGTTGGAGAAATCCTTGAATATAGTGCTGGATATGCTTTATCAAACTTAATATTAAAATAAGCACACTCTCTCATAATTGATCCAAATTCGTCAAAGTAAAAATTATAAGATGGTGGCTCTGCTGGACTAATTCCAGATAAATGTGTAGATTGAACAACTGAACTAAGAGCGTGTTTTCTAAATGCTTCGTTAGAAGTTATTTCTTGGTTATCAAATATTTTATTAAATGGAACATCTAGACTTTCTGTCATATTTTTTGAATAGTTGCTGCCAAGTGCAAATATATTTTCAAACATAACTTTGGATGTTCCTCTAGTAAAAACACACATATTGTTATAAATTGGAAGAGGATTTGTATCATCTACTATAGCAACGATATTATTATTTATATATAGGTAAAACTTTCTTGTTTGGTTTATATCTAAATACTCAACTGCTATATCATATACTGTTGAATTTTCTTCTCCTGTCATTCTATATTGACCAGTAAAGTTACCGTCGTCTACCAAAATATTTGTTGACCCAGACCAAAGTTTAACTGGTACGCCAAGGGTACCCTCGCTATCCTTTCCTATTTTATAAAATAACAAATTGGCAATACTTGATCCATTGCTATACTTATCTATATTATTTTCTGTTAATGCAATTATTTCAAAATAATATCCAACGTTGGTTGATGGATTAACCATAACTCCTAACCCTCCAGAACCACCACCAATACTAATATTTTGAGATGGTTCACTTCCTGGAGATACATAATATGTCATACTTCCTACAGGTGACTGACCTCTAATTTCATTATTTTCAATGTTGCCAATTATTCTTAATCTGGTTCCAAAATGCTTAAACTTATTATTTAATGGTTTATAAACATAGTTAATATAATCAATTGGTTTTTGTTCAAAAGCAAATGCAGGGCCTGTCATTACTAAAGCAGAAGACTGAACGCTTCCAGATTTATTATTAATTGAATTTTTATCATCATATTCTGACACGTAAGAACCTGATAAAAAGTTTTTAATTTTGCTTGTTCTAGTAGTTTGCTTTGCTATATTATTATTTATTCCAGCAGGACCAACAACAACAGTTTTATCCAAATCTTTATCTGAAAACAAATACTCAGAATACATATTGCATCCCCTTACGTTATTATTGTTAGTCCAGTATGGGTCTAGTCCTGAGTAATGATTGGTAATTTCTGTACCAAACTGTGCTCTTCCATTCTTAATAACAGCACCGCTTTTTAAAACCTTAACTCCATTTTTTTCTATATATTCTAGTTCTGTATAAATTCTTACTAATCCAGTTGGATACATCTTTCCATTAAAAGGAAGTTGTGAAAAATAATTTTCATAATCTTGAACACTTGTTATCCAAGTATTTCCAAATCCTGAAACATTATATTCAACTGCATCATATCTTATAACTTCTCCATTTGAATAAAAATAACCATTATAGTTTCCTAACCAATATACGTTTTCTCCAAGATCTATTGTATTGTTGATTAAAATATTATTTTCAACCAATGGAGCAACATCAATAAGGGGAGAGGCAAGAGGTATTGCTGATAAAATATAAGAAGACATTGTGCTTGCTGATTCATTAACAGTTTTAGTATTATTTTTACCAGATACTTCCCATAAAAGCGTTGGCTTATATACCCAAGTTTTTTCTTTATCTAAAAGGGTTGCTTGTTTTATAGAACCTAAAGTTTTTTGAATATACCTTGTTGTATAATTAATTTTTCCAGAATTTAAAACTTTTGTATCTACCAAAGATGCACTAATTATGTTTTCTTTTTTATTAACTAAGTTATTATTTGAACCATAAACAATCATGTCTACTGACCTATCGTTTATTTTTGGAACAGTGTAGTTTTTGCTCATTACAACTAAGTCATTTTCTTCATTAAAATACATTGCTGATTGAGAAGATACGGCTAAATCATTTAATACCTGTGCAATATTTTTTTCTTCATTACAAAAAAAGAAAGGTATTATTAGTTCTTTTTCATTATCAACTTTTTTAAATTTATAGTTAGAAAATCCAGCATAATCTAACAAAATAGATATTGCAAAATTAACAGAAACATTGGTCAAAAATAAACTAGGAGCATTAATTTGTTCTAAATAAAAATATAAGTCTCTAAGTTCTATAGAAGTCTTTCCATTTTTTATATCTGTTTGAGGTATATTGTCTGAATAAAACTTTTTTAAAGGTATATAGTTATAATCATTTGTTCCAGTAAACACCTCTTCATAAAAACTAAATTTAACATTGTTGTTTAAATATTGAGAAATTATGCTTAAACTGTTATTTTTATTAAATGCCAAACTAGGATCAATAATATCTAAATTACCACCAGATGCCAATAGTTGGCCAACAGGTAAACCGTTTAAGTTTAAGTCAGATATTGACTTATTAAGTGTATAACTTGTAACATTGTCACTAATGTCTGCAACTAGTCTAGGAGACAATTCAATTAATTCAAAAACACTATCAAATTTATTCATGGTAGTTACAACAACTCTTAATCCATCTATGTATTCAAATTGATTATATTTAATATTTTTTTCATTATTGTCAAAATAAGAAAATGGTGAAGATAATTCTGTAACTACTGATGCCTTATCTATTTCTTTTTCTAATAGTCTCCATCCATATTCTGCAGCAAAATTATCATATCCTAAACCATTAAATACATACAGAGTTCCTATTGTTCCACTATAGGCATCTCTTACTAAAAATGCATCTCCATAACTTCCTGTTTGTGGTAGTTGAGAACTAGACAATAAAATTGTTATAAAGTTAAAGGTATCCTTATATTTTAATGGAGCAATAATTCCATATTTTAATTCAATGTGACCGTCAGACTTGATTATTTTACTTCCATCACTTCTTGTAGAGTTTTCATCAAAGTTAATTAAATCTGTCCAAATATTATTTCTTAACTTTTGTACCTTCCATATTGATGGAGTTGTTTGATTTTCATATCCATAAAATGGATCGTCTATGGTTCCTGACACTGTAGAAAAAGATCCTAAATCAGTATTTCCTACGTTAGTTTGCATCTTAATAACTATTCTATTAGTTGGTATACTATTTTTATATACTACAAATGGTGCAACGTCATCTATATAGTTTTTACCATTTTGTATGTTTTTTGCTATACCTCTCTCAATTCCATCTTCAGTTCTATAAGAACTCCAGTATTTAAAATAATCTCTTTTATCTGACATATAGTATCTTGGTCTATCTGATAAGTATGAATTTGGATTGTGAAAATATTTATTGTTAAAATATCTTATTTTATTAATTCCAGATCTTGGTCTAAATTTACCAAAACAGTCTTCTAAAGAAAATAATTGAGATTCCTTTTCTTTATTTGAAATAAATAGTTGAGGCTCATTAGAATCGTCAACACCACCATCTACAACAATATCTGCATTGGTTGCATTTGTATAAAAATTTCCAGTATCCTTATAATCATATGAATCAAATATTTGTTTATATTTAGATAAATTTTCTAATGGCCTATATCTATAATTTCCTATCTTTAATAAATTATCTGAACTATTAAGATTCCATTCTGCCAAAACCAAACCTTTAATACCTACTGTGTTTGAGTTTTCAAAAACTTCTTTTACATCTTCTTTTATAAACATTATACTTCTTCCAAAGACAAATTTATATCCCACAAGTCATGCTTGCTATATCCTCTTTTATTTACACTATATGAAAAATCTGAAAATAATACCTCTACAACTTCTTGATATTCAGCAAGTCTGTTTACTGTATTATCCTCCTCATCAAAACTAATATATTTATCATATGAGATAAATAGATAAAAAGAACCTTTATGATTTAAATACCAGTGTAATAACTCATTTCCTCCTGCTCCACCGTCTACTGTATATTTATCTAATCCATTTTCTTCTTTGCCAGTTTCTTTATCAAAATTTGCAATACTAGAAAAAGATCTAGATGGTAAGTTTTGCCAACTTACAGAAAAAGTACTTTTATCTGCAATATAAAATGATCTCATTTTCCCATTAATAGTTCTTTCTTTTTGTTCAATTCTATTGTTTTTAATATCTATTGGACCACGGTTATGATCTGATAATATTATAAATCTACTATTTTCAATAGGATCTGGCACGGCATTTACTTCATGTCCATCTGGAACATGAACCATTCCACCTGTGCCTTGCACAAGAGTTCCAGGGGTATCTGAAAATAGTAGTGCCTGTGGTCTACCGTATTTTTTTCTACCAGCAAGATAATTTAAATTTGACATTATATTCTATTCCCTTTGATTCTTTGAGAATCTATTTGTTTAATCTGCATCATTACTGTTCTAGCAATTTCGTTAGGATTTGCATCAGACTTAACATTAACACTCAAGTTATAATTATACACTGAAGATGATCCAGGGTTTTCACCTTTATTAATTGCTCTTAAGTTATCTACCCCGAATTTATCTACACCATATTTACTTACAATAAATTCACCAGGAGTTAGCATTGCTGGCACGGTATCTGTACCAACTGCAAAACCACCAGAAGCAAATTTTTGAATCATTCCACCCATAGATTTTTTGTTTAAATATTTAACTGGAATATAACTTGAGGTTCCACTGCCATAAATATTTGACAAAGTTGCGGTAGTTGTTTTATATTGAGTAGACCCCATTACTCCTGGTACAGCCATAGATAATGGTTTATATTTATTTGATGATAAGAATGATGTGCTTGGTTTATTACCACTAGATGATGAAGATGGTTTTTTACCATCAGGTTTTTTGCCATCAGATTTTGTATCATCTGCAGTAGTTGTAGTTGGTGGTGGCTCAGTACTAAAACCACTAAATGTCATTGTTGATAATGTTTTCATGGTTTCAAGAATTTGATCATAAGTAGTCTTTATTTGTCCTACTACACCAAGTGCTCCATTCAATGCATCCTTATATTTGCCTGCTGCTGCTTCAGCACCTTCAATTCTAAGTTTTTGTTCTTCCCACTCAGTTTTAGTCATATTGGCAACTTTAAATACTTCTGTGACCGCTTTAATTTCTTCATTAATAAGATCAACTTTAACTTGTGCCAATCTTGCTTGTTCTTGTAATGGTGCAATAGTATCTTGTTCAATTCTATAATTTTGCTCTTTTAATAGTTTTACCTTTTCTTCTAGTTGATCTCTAGTTAACCCATTAGCAGTTAGTGCATTTATTTGTGCATCTCTTGCTGCTTCCATTCCATTTCTTTGTTGATCAATTGCATCTTGAGCATTTTGAGCACGAAGTTCTTGTGCTGCTCTGGCTGCAGCGTATATATCTCCTTGAGATAATGCCTCAGCAAGTGATATTCTACTTTTTTCTTGTCTAGATATTACTTCATTAATTTTAGAAATCTTATCAAGGGCTGCAAATTGTTTATCATATTTTTCTGTAATTGCCTCTGCTTGGTCAGTAATACTCTTTAGTCCATCCTCATATCTAGCAATTTGATAACTATTAGCATCTTGAATATTTCTTGCTAACTTAATTTGTTTATTGCTATTATCAATAATTAGTTGTTGTGCATCAAGTTCGCCTTTTCTTTTTTGTCTAATAATTTTTTCTTGTATATCAAATAACTTCATTGCTGCGTCATATCCAGGATCAAACTGACTTGAATATTGTTTTGATGCTATTGCTAAATCAAAAGTTTCTTTAACACTTAGTTGTCTTTCTTTAACTAACTTTAGAACATCTGCTCCTTTTGCTTGTGCTACTGCTGCAGCAAATGCACTATCTTTTATTGCATCGTAAGCATTAGAAAGAGACATTCCAGACTTAGTTAATACATTAAATGCAATTGCTTGATTTCTACTATCTGCAACACTCTTTCTTTGACTTTCTATATAATCACCAATAGCAATGTTATTAAGAGATGTTTGTAAAACCTTTACATCTTTAAACATTGATTTATATTTATCATAATCATCTGGTGATAGACCTGTGACAAAATCTATAACATTTTGATTTGCACCCTGTCCTCTAAGTCTTTGTGCCAAACCACCAAACCCTAATGTCTCTTTAGCAAGTTTCCTTAAGGCACTTCCAGATGCTTCCCAACCAACTGTAAGTTCTTGTGTAGCCTTTCTTACATCTCTTAGTTTCTTTACTATTTCGTCTAATGGTGATCCTGTTGGTCCCCCGCCAGCATTGGCGTCATCTTCTGCATCTGGAGCAGCAGATGTGTCTGGCATCTTTGCCTCTGTTACTTTATATGCACCATAGCCAATAAAATCATTAATTGTTTTTCCTGCATTACCCGCCTGTAATGCCCAATTCTTATAAGCCTTAATAAAACCAGGGTCTCCCTTAAGATTTAACAATGCTGTTGAAGCGGCTAAGAAGTTTCTTCTTTGATCTTCTGGCATCATTTGCCAATCTTGACCTCTTGCTACAAGTTCGTCAAGTGCTTCTTGTCCAACTGTTTTTACTGCAAATTCTAACGTTAAATCTTTAGCACTAGTATTATTTATTTCTTCTAACATCTTAGAAATTTTTGCAGATGCACCAGAACTTTGTGCGTAGTCTAACAATATTGGAACATCTATTCCTTCACCAATTTGAGAAAGTTGACTAATAGCATTAAAAGCCTCTAGTTCTTTTCTTGATTCTTCTGGAGTTTTTGATTCAAAACTATATATAAATTCTAATGCTTTATCTGAACTTGCAAACTGATCTGCTAACGCATAAATTAAGTTTGCATCTTTACCGCCAACTTTTGGCATTATATTTAAAATTTTATCTATATCTTCTTGACTTGTAAATTTATTTAAAATATTGGCTACTGTTGATGGGTCTAAATCTTGAGATGCCATACTTAATACTAAGTTTATTTTTGTTGCATCTGATAACTTAGATTTGCTTATTTTGGTTTCTGCTTCTGTTGCTAATGCTGATAAAATAGGACTATCTTTATAGGCTTGTTTTAATGATTCTTTTGCTGCATCTGATATTTCTTTTAATGCGTTAGCATCTGCACCACTTAGAGTTTTTTGCAAAACATCATAATTTTGTTTGCTTTGATCTAACAATGCTGCTTTCTTTTTTTCTCTTTCTAATATTAACTCATTAACTCTATTAAGATCTCCAGCAATTTTGGCGGCTTCTATTTTTTTACTATATTCAACTTCTGTTACGTCTAACATTTGTTGTTGAGTTTCTAACAAAACTTTCATTCTTGCAAAAACAGTTGCACCACTTTCATTAAAGTTTCCTCCACCTGCTATTGCACGCTGTACTTCAGTGGCTTTTTGAGCATATGTTAATGAAGTAAAATCAGTAATTCTAGGCTTAGTTGCACCAAGAAGTCTATTTCTTTGATCTTCAATAAGTTTAGTTTGAATTGTTATTCCGTCTTTTAATACATTCTCTCCATCTGGACCCAACATGCTAATAAGTTTTGTATTAACAGCAATAGAGAAATCATAATCTTGTATTGCATCTCCAATATTTGCTGCAATGCTACGTGCTTGTTTATAGTTTAATGCTCCAGATACAACTGATCCAATAAGTTGGTTTGATAAATCTTCTATTGCACTTTCTTTGCCAAACTTAGAAATTGATTTTTGAATAGATTCAACTCTTGCTTTTCCTTCATCAGAAGCAACAAAACTTTCACCAAATGTGGTTTTACCTGTTTTTATTTGGAAAGGAGATGAGAAGTTTGCACGTCTTCTATTCATAATTTCAGTTGCTGTTACAGTACCAGCAAATTTAGAAAATTCTTGCATAGGTTTTGTACCTGTACCCATGGCATCAATTAGGTTTAGGGTAGCCTTCATTTCATCTTTCTTTGCTTTATTTAATTTAAATATACCAAAAGCAAGTAATCCTATTAACGATACAACTGCTGCCAGTGGAGCAGACATCATTCCAAACAACATTGATACCATCATAATTGGCATCATTAATTGTTGTGCAGTATCTCCAACTTTTCCACCCATCATAGATGCAGCCATAACTCCAGTAGTTGCTGCCATACCAATCATTCCAGCACCTGGTCCTCTTGCACCACCTGCAACTCTACCCTTGCCTCCACCTGTACCACTAACCATCATTTGATTTTGTTTTGCTAATTTTTCTTGTTGTCTTCTAATTGATTTATCTGTTGCTGTAACACCAGTTGACTTTCCATATAGTACATTTGATGATTGCGATGCAAGGCCTGCTGCACCTGCTGCACCAAGTTGTTTACCAGCAACATTAAAGTCATCAACATACTCTTTCATTCCTATAAGTCCACCTTGAGCAAATTGTTGACCAACTATCATTGGTTCTTTTGCTGGAGAAGCAATACCTGCTCCCTTTTTAACTCCATCTACAACATTTTTTGTAACTGCTTTTGTAATTTTTACTCCCATATCACCCAAATATGGTTTAGTCATTTCTACTAATCTTGTAACCGTTGCTGTTATGGACTTTGTAATATGGGACATTGTAGCAACTTCCCATTGTTTTGTTGTTGGATTTAATGTTTGAAAAGATTTTTTAGTCTTTCCGCTAGAACTCATTCTTTCACTTTGAGTAAACATACTTGGTCTTTGAGTTAATGCAAATTGTTGTGCTTGTTGTCTAACTCCTCTATAAGAACCTGAAAGGTTTGTTCTTCCTTGTCCACCCATTCTTCCAGATTGAGTTCCAACTGCACCCACAGTTCTAATTTCTGCAACTGCTGCATCAAAAGCAGCACCAACTGCTTTACCTTCTATACTAATTGCTTGAGCAGTTCTTCTCATTGCTGGAACAACTATTCTTTCTAAGTCCTCATCTTTAACAAACTGCATACCAGATTTTTCTAATGCAGTTGTTGCATTTATAATTAATTGTCCACCAAGAGCAGCCCACTGACTTTTAACTGCAGGATCATTTAATTTCATTCCCATTGATTTGGCCATTACTGCCATTAATGGTGCTGCTGCTGCACTTCCTGCATTTTTAAAATATGAAACAATATCTGCTGTAGGAGCACCAACTTTTCCTCCAGCAAGAGTGTTTAAACTTTCTGGTAAAAATACAGTAGCATTTTTGTATCCTTTACCAAGTGGATCCAAACCTGCCTGATAACCTTTTATTGTTCCATTTACTAATGCACTTACTAATGCTGGATTTGCTTTTGCATTTGCTGCTGGAACAACTGCTTCTCCTGGAGAAAGCATTGCTGGAACTTTATCTCCAGTACCAGTACCTGGAACACTTACTATGCCTTTTGCATAACCCTTTGGCTGTTGAGCGGTTCCACCTCTACCTCTAACAGCACCTAAACCAAACATGCTTTGTGTTGCTATTGCCTGTTGATATGCTGTTGATAAATTTCTAACTGCTGTTGCTTCTGATGTAAATCTTTGTGTTAGTTTCATATGTGCTTGATCTAATGAAGATGCAACCGCTGAAGCCTGCAACTGTTGTTGTGTTAAATAGTTAGTTTGTTCACCCAAATACTGAGTAGAACTTCCAGTTTTATTAAACAATGATTTTACTGCTGTAAAGCCCTTAATTATGTTTGCAATACCGTTAGCCAATAAACCAAATGACATTAACGCAAGTGGTCCTACTCCTGCTAGTACTGCCGTTAATAAAACAATTACCTTTTTTGTGCCGTCCCCAAAATCATTAAATTTTTCAAAAACATTACCAAAAAACTTAACAATTGGAGTCAAGGCCTTTAAAAATTCTGCACCTACAGGAGCAATTGCTGTTTTAAGATCTTGAATTTCTTTTTTAAATTTATACATAGGAGATTCTTCAACCTTTTTTAATTCTCGTTCAGACAATATAGCAAGTTCTTCTGTAGTTGCCTGTGTCAATTTAGCAACTGTTTGAGCCTGGCTTCCTTCTTTAATAACATTTTGAAACAATGTAGAAATACGAGCAAACTGAAACTTACCAAACAGTTGTTCAATTGCTCTAGCACGATTTAGTGGATCTAGTTGATCAAATGCCTTAGCCATACCAATAACAAGATTTCTTACATCGCCTTGATTTGCTTCAACAATTCCTTTAATATTTATACCCATTGTGCCAAGTACTTTGGCTGCTTTTTCAGTTGGGTTAATCATAGATGCAAGACCAGATTTAAGAGCGTTAGCACCTTCTCCAGCCTGAATACCACCTTCACGCATTGCTGTCATAAAGAATGCTAAGTCTTGAACATCTCCACCAAGTTGTTTAATTACTGGTGCTGCTTTAGGAATTGCAGTTGTTAAATCATCAATATTTAAAATTGTTTGGTTTTCTACGGCGTTTAAAAAGTTAATATCTTCTGATAATTGTATAGTTTCTCGTCCAAATGCAGATGTTAAAGAAATAATAGTATCAAGAGACTTTTGTTGATCGATTCCACCAAGTACGGCTAACTTATTTGCTTGGCTTACTTGCTCTAACAAATCTGTTCCCATTTTACCTGTTGCTGCAACATCTGCAGCCATCTTCATAGTATCTGCTACTGCTACTCCATATTTGGTAAACTCATTGGCAAGTGCTTGAACATCTTTCAATGCTTTTGCTGTTTCTGTATTTGTTGTAAAGAGATCACCATAAACACGTTTAAATCTAATCGCTTGCTCTTCTAATTCCATAAATGTTTTTGATGCAATTGTTCCAAAAGATATTAATGGAATTGTAAAACCAACCATAAGTTGACGGCCAGCCCATTGTGTATTTTTACCAAAGTTTAATAAGTTTGTAGAACCCTGTCTAAGCAGTTGATTTAATATTGCTTGTTTTTGAGCAGCCATTGCTACTTTAGTGCCATAATCATTCATGTCCAAAGTTAATGGACGAATTGACATTGCTTTAAGAGCACCACTTGCATCTCTGCCCATTTTAATATATTGAGTTTGTAATGTTTTTACATTTTCTCTTGCAACTTTATTAATAGTGTCAAACTCAGATTTAAATAACTTTCCAAAAGTTCTTGTAGATGCACCAGTATATCTAAAGTACTCTCTCATTGAGAGTTGATTTTTTTCTA